CTCAAGTGAAGCCAAGGTACGGAAACCGAGGGTCGAACCCTCAAAGCTCGCTAAGCACTCAATTGCTCAGCCAATTCCCTACCAAGTATGCCGGAAGAGGTCGTCTCACCAGACATGATGGCTATGACCAAGGACGCCGGCGTACCCGACTCGAACGCCCAGGTTCGCATCGAATTCTCGCCATTGCGGGTGGAAGTGGAGGCCGCACGATGCCACAAGCCACTGAAGCCGCTGACGAGGTTCGGTGTGGACAAAGTACTGCGCATGACCGACACCGCCTTGGCGGAGATCGGCAACCTCGGGCGCGATGGACTTCGCAAGCGTGTGTCGTCCGACAAGCCCCTGGTTTCAGTACGCGTTGAGTTGACAGATGCAGAGAGGATTCTTCTGATCGACCGTTATGACCGCCGCTCGCCGAGGAGCCGCCTTTCGACCAGGCTATGGACCCTGGTCAGCCGAGCCGCCTGCAAGTCGGAGGTCTGTACGATCGAGATGCAGTTGATCGCTGAACACTGGGATTTTATCCAGTCCACCATGGTGTCTGTGGAACAGGAGAAGACGCAGCGCATTGCCGTTGCCTCCTGCCCTATGCATTCCAGGATGGTCCGTATGATGAGGAACTCTGGGATTGAAGGAACCCAGATCGCGAAAGATGTCTATCGATGGGGTTTGCATTTCATCGCAGCCAGCGTCGCCGAGAGCCGTGTGACGGTGCTCCACAAGGATCCCGTGGTCGTCAAGGAGGCAGAAGAGCCTGCAGACGAGATGCCACCGTTTCCATGGAGTGTCCCCTCCCCAACGGCCCCAGCGATGCGCGAGGTGCGTACCGAACTCGACAACAAGGACTTCGACGCGCGGTTTGGAGCACTCTCCGAGGGACTCGTAATGGACGTTCAGGACGCGTATGGCGCCGAGGGATTCCATGGAATTGGACATGCGTTTAAGAACAGGATCAGCACTGCAGCAGACAGGGACTTACGCAAGGGAGTCACCGTTAAGATCTACACTGAAGACGTCCACCAGGACTTGGTGGAGAGGGGGAGGATGCGCGCGCCACTCGCGATGACCACGGACGAGCCGGATTTCCGGCGTGACACCATATGCACGGGACCGATGCTCGCCGACGTGACGGCGCCGTTAGACTCCAACTCTCACATCAACGAAAGGAAGGCTTTGTGTAGGCACTTGTCCGCCCAGACGAAGATCAAGCCGTCGCCGGACGCGGTGGAGCGCCAAAAGGTGGCCTGGGCCATCATGACGCGCGCCATTACACTGCGCTTCGACGAGGCATTGTACTACCCTGAGGCGGCTCTGCCGAAAAAGTGGAGCGAAGGGATGAGAGACCTGGCCAACGAGCGCATGTCGGAAACCGGAGAACTCAAGCTGCAAGGCTTCGTGAAGCCCCGAGAGATCGGGCTTCCCGAGACGAAGCTTCCGCGAGCAATTGGGAATCCCGGAACCGACGCCGCCGCTCGCTGGGCGAGCCGGGTTTCGGTGTTCGAGCACCTTTTCTGTGCCCTCTTCCCGTCCTTCATGATGAAGGGCCTGACCCAAGAGGAACAGGATGAGAAGGTGATGGACATGATCCAAGCCAATCCAGAAATGGAATGGGGCTCCATCGACTTCAGTGCCATGGATTCTTCGTGGACGCTGCCGGAAAAGAAAGAGGTTGTCAAGCTTGTACGCGATATCTCGGCGATCTTCGTCGCCTCGCAGGACGTGCATGTTGAAACTCTGGATCCGAGCGACCTGGAGAAGGTGAAATGGTATTTCAGAACGTTGGCGGTGCACATACCGATCGAGGACTGC